CGGCGTCAACCTGCTGGTGGAAGTCAAGGTCGACGCCAACGAGCTGAACGACCTGCAGGGCGCGTGGCACACCAAGTGGACCGGGCAAGCCGTGATCGTGCGCAGCCCGGAGCAGGCCGCCGAGCTGGTGCAGACCGTGTGGGCGGCAACCGCTGAGCCGGGCAAGTTTCACAAGTGGCACCGTCTTTAAGGCCGGCATGGATACCGCGCACCGATGAGCAGCGCGAGCGCCGGCGTTTCACACACAGCCTTTGCGCAGAGCGGCGCAAGGCGCAGCGCAGGCAGCACGCACTGCGCTACACCGGCGACTGCGTCTGCACGCACGAAGGCGCGATCCGGCCGCAGTGCATGGCCGGCATATTCGGCGTGGACTGCGGCACGCATTTGGAGTACACGAGCACCGGCTGTGAGTTCGATACCGTCACGCTGCTGGCAAAACGGCCAGCGCGTTCTTAGCTTATACTGGAGACCATGATGAAAAACATTCCGTTCAAGTTACCGACCGTGACCAAGACCGCAGCCGTCAAGCTGAGCGTGGCCGCCTTCATCGGCGCTGCTATGCTGACGCTGGCAGTGGCCGGCAGCACCGGCACCACGCATGCAGAGACCGCGACACCGCCAGCGCCGACCGCAACCGTGGCGCCGATGACCGTCGGCCAGCCGATGATGCTGCAGGACGCAGCCGGCAACACGATTATGATTATGCAGGGCAGCACGTTCTACATTTTCCCGAAGGCAGCCGCAACCCCAAAACCGTAAGCCTGCCGCCGGTGCATAAACCGGATGCAGGCGAAATACAGCCCACGCCAGACGCGAAGCCGATGACCGGGCTGCCGGCAAGCAAGCCGTTCAAGGTGTTCACCGTGCGCGTCAGCTACTACTGGCCGGCGCTGGGCGGGACGAACTGCTACCCGACGAACTGGATCAAGGACAAGCAGCACCCGATGGGCGGCACGTGCCGCAGCAAGCTGCTGGGCGAGCCGTGGAGCAGCTGGGTGGGCGTGGGCGCGGCGTGCCCGCCTTCGGTTGAGCTGCGCCAGCGCATCTTCGTGGAGAAGCTAAACAAGAGCTTCTACTGCGTGGACCGGGGCGGCGCGATACAGGACTTGTACGACGGCACCAGCTTCATCGACTTACTGCAGCCGGCGCCAGCGTGGTGGCCGGACGCCGACGTGATCACGGATTTCCTCTGCCCGTCGGGGTGCATTACTTCGCCGGCTTATGTGTTGGAATGAGCGCCGGGCTGGACATCCTGACGCCAGCCGGCAAGGTGACGAAGGAGCAAGAGCTGCACGCATACGTGATATTCCAGCGCTACCATCCCGGCTATACAATCAAGCACACGGACAAGGACAAGCCGGAGCCGTTTGACGGCTGGCTGATGCAGGACGGCAAAGTGCGGGCGCTGGTGGAAACCAAGTGCCGCGCTGATGTGGACTATCACGAATTTGTGCGCAAGTATAAAAACACGTGGCTGATTACCGAGGCGAAAATAAAGTATGCGGCCGACTGCGCAAGGCGGGAGCGCGTGCCGCTGCTGGGCTTCTTGTATATTGTGCGCGGGCAAGTGCTGCTGGTAAAAAAGCTGACGGACAAAAACGGCGCAGTGATTGAGCACCGCACAGAAAAGACGAAGACGCAAGCCACGGTCAACGGTGGACTGGCTGAGCGGCTGAATGCGTTTATTGACATGAGCGGCTGCGAGCCGATGCAGATGGCCGGGCACATCGCATGACACCGGAGAGCAAGCACTTCATGGCGGGGCTGCTGATGGCGGCGGTGCTGATAGCCGGCATCGCGGTTGAGCTTGTGCTGGTGGCGCGCTGGTTCAAGTGGCCGTACTGATGGTATACAATCGACAAAGGAGAACATCATGCTCAAAATCACAAACCTACTGCAGAGCCGCAAGTTCTGGGCGCTGGTAGCATCGGCAGTCGCAATCATCGGCGCGTGGCAGACGGGCGGCATGGCCGGCAACGATGCGGCCAACACGCTGGTGGCTGCGCTGGCAGCGTACAGCATCGCCACGGGGATTGAGGACAGTGGGCAAGGCTAAGCCAGCCGCAGTGATTGAGACGCTGGCAGACCTGACGCCGGACCCGCGCAACGCCCGGCGCCACAACCCGCGCAACGTCGGGATGCTGGAGAAGGCGCTCGGCGAAGTCGGAGCCGCGCGCAGCATCGTGATTGACGAGCACGGCGTGGTGCTGGCGGGCAACGCAACGATTGAGGCGGCAGCGCGTGCCGGCATTGAGAAGGTGCAGGTGGTGGACGCTGACGGCGAGACCATCATCGCAGTGCGGCGCACCGGGCTGACCGCAGCGCAGAAGACGCGGCTGGCGCTGTACGACAACCGCACCGCTGAGCTGGCAGACTGGGACGCCGATGTGATTGCGGACCTGATGGCCAACGAGCGCGAAGTGCTAGACGGCTTGTTTGCGGATGACGAGCTGGCAGAACTGATTGACGATCTTGGCGAGCCGGAGATGGCAGACGCCGAACCGCAGATGGACCACGCCGCTGAGCTGAACAAGAAGTGGCAGGTGCAAGCCGGTGACTTGTGGCGCGTTGGCGAGCATCGGCTGCTGTGCGGCGACAGCACGAAGCGTGAGGATGTGGAGCGGGTGATGGGAACCGCTAAACCATATTTTATGGTTACCGATCCGCCTTATGGAGTTGAGTATGATGCAAGTTGGCGCACCGACGCTGGTCTGCAAGAAACAGGAGCCTATGGAAAAGTTACCAACGACGGCAACGCTGACTGGACTGGCGCATGGGAATTATTCGCTGAACATGGAGGCGCGGTGTGCTACGTTTGGCACGCGAGCACGCACAGCCCGACTGTAGCAGACTCGCTCTACTCGGCTGGATTTGAGCTAAGGAACTTAATCGTGTGGGCTAAAGATACTATAGTGATTGGGCGCGGAAACTATCATCATCAGCACGAGCCTTGCTGGTACGTTGTCAAGAAGGGAGAAAACGCAAGGTTTACCGAAGATCGCACTCAAACAACTCTCTTTCGCAACATAAAGGACGTTATGCGCAAAGGTGAGCTGGTGTTTCTTGCTAAAGACGAAGCGAAAAAGGTATACGCTATTCGTGGTGACCGCTCTATGCTATGGCAAATTCCAAAGCCAAACAAATCCGAGACAGGACACAGCACTCAGAAACCGCTGGAGTGCATGGCGCGACCCATGCGCAACCACGACGCGCCAGAAGTCTACGACCCATTCCTCGGCAGCGGCACCACGATGGTGGCCTCAGAGAACTTGCGGCGCAAGTGTCGCGGCATTGAGATCAGCCCGGACTACTGCGCGGTGATACTTGAGCGCATGGCAACGGCCTTTCCAGCGCTGGCGATTGAGCGTGCATGATGGCAGCTAAACGCAAACAAACAACGAGCAAGCCGGCAAAGCCGAAGGTGCCGCTGCTGCCCGGCGCTGGCAGGGGCGGCAACATACCGCCAACTGAGCACCGCTGGCCGAAGGGCGTGAGCGGCAATCCGCACGGCAGGCCGCAGACAATCACCGCGCTGAAGGCATACATTCAAGCGCTGGGAGCTGAGCCAGTCAACGGCACTATGAGCCGCCTCGACCTGCTGCTGCGGTCAATGTTTCAGAGTAAGAATTCCGGCGACCGATTGAACCTGCTGCGCTACGGCTGGGGCAACGTGCCGCAACCGATTGGCGGCAGCGATGACCTCGGTCCGATTCAAATCGAGGCAGTCAATGCGTACAGCTACGATGCTGCAGTTGCCGCAATTGCGGCACGACCAGACACGGATAGCACAGAGCCGTCATAAGATCGCCGTCGTGGCGATGGGGCGCCGCTGGGGCAAGACCACGATGGCCGGCGCGATGGCAATCAGCAGCGCCGCCAGCGGTGGAGTGGTGGCATGGGTGGCGCCTACTTACGCAAACAGCCGGCCGCTATGGCGCTTCGTGGAGCGCGCAATCGTGCAGCAGCCGCGCATTCAAGCGCGCCGTTCTGACCGCAGCGTGGACTTTCCCGGCGGCGGCAGGCTTGGCATATACACCGCAGACAACGACATAGCACTGCGCGGCGAGGCGTTCGACCTTGTGATCGTGGACGAGGCCGCGCGCGTGACCGAGTCAACCTACACTGACGTGCTGCTGCCGACGCTGGCAGACCGAGACGGGCGGCTGTGGCTGATTAGCACGCCGCGCGGGCGCAACTGGTTCTGGCGCCAGTTCATTGTCGGGCAAGACCCGGCCAACACAATCACGCGCAGCTATACCGCACCGAGCAGCGATAACCCATTGCAAACGATCAAGCGCGCGGCTGAGCTTGCGCGCGGCATGGTAAGCGATCACACGTACCGCCAAGAGTGGCTGGCTGAGTTTGTCGAGGACGGCGGCGGCGTATTCCGGGGCGTGCTGGATTGCGTGCGCGAGCATCCGACCGAGCCGGAGCCGGGGCGCAGCTACGCGATGGGCGTGGACTGGGGGCGCACAAACGACGCGACGGTGTTCACCGTTATGTGCATCGAGACGGCGCAGGTGGTGGCAGTCGAGCGCATGCAGGATACGGCCTACGCGCTGCAGCTGGACCGCCTGCAGAGATTGCACGCGCGCTGGCAACCGTATGCTATACTCGCGGAAGCCAACTCAATGGGCGGGCCGCTGGTGGAAGCACTGCAGCGGCTTGAGCTGCCGGTGCAGTCGTTCACCACCACTGCAATCACAAAGCCGCCACTTATAGATGCGCTGGCGCTTGCCATCGAGCGCGGAGACATCGGGCTGACAAACAACACCACGCTGCTCAACGAGCTGCAAGCCTATGAAAGCGAGCGCCTACCGTCGGGCGCTGTTCGCTATTCAGCACCGGGTGGCATGCATGACGACCACGTCATAAGTTTAAGTCTTGCGTGGCGTGCAGTATCTCGCGGCGGGCCAGTGGTACTATTCGGGGCGTAATGACAACAACAAAACAACTGCTAAACATCGGCGGACACACGAAGGCGACCATCGCGATCCCGGGCTGGGCGCAGGAGATGATCGACCACCCGGAAGGCGTTGGCAACACAACGCAAGCCTACGGCAAGGTGCCGCAGATGTACCGGGCAGTGATGCTGCGCGCCAACGCGCTGGCGTGCGTGCCGTTCATCGTGCACAAAGGTGAGAAGCTTGTAAGCTGGCCATTTCCACAAACGCTGAGCAAACTGCTGAGCGAGATGGAGGCTAGTCTGATGGTGGCCGGCGGTGCGTACGCGCTTAAACTACAACCTGCAAGTGGCGGAAATCGCACCGTTGGGCTGCAATTCCTGACGCCGAGCAGCATGACGGTCAAGTACGATGCGCGCACGCGCAAGACGGAATACCGCCAGCGCATCGGCAGCATGGAGTACGGACCGTGGGACAGCGAGCGCATGCTGTTCATGCGTGAGTTCAGCTTCGTGACGGAAGTGGGCAACGGGCTGGCGCCGGCACAAGTGGCGCTGCCGGCCGCTAACCTGCGCATTGCGATGCAGGACTTCGCCAGCGGCTTCTTCTCTTCGGGCGCGCAGCCGATGACACTGCTGACGATTGCGGGCAACCCGGCGCCGACCGAGATTGACCGCACCGAGCGCTTCTTCAAGCGCAGCATGCAGGGCGTGCGCAATGCGTGGCGCGTGCTGGCGATGCGCAGCGAGGTGACGGTGCAGCCGATCACGCCGGCGATCAACACGATGGCGATGCCGGAGATGCACGAGACAACCACGCGCGAGATAGCGGCGGCCTTCGGCATACCGCTGAGCCTGCTGACGAGTGACAGCGCAAACTATGCGACGGCGCAGTCGGACATGCGGCTGTTCTACGAGAACACGATCAAGGCGCGGTTGATGATGTACGAGGCCGCGCTGAACGAGCAGGTGCTGGGCGCGATGGGCTTGCACATCAAGTTTACGCCGGAAGCCTTGTCGATATATCAAGAGGACGAAGCCGAGCGCAGCGGTGCGCTGCTGAACTTGGTGAACGCCGGCATACCGCTGAGCAACGCGATGCTGATCTTGGGCTATGCGGTGGAAGACGTGACCGGCATGACGACGCAGGTGGAGACGGTGAGCACCAGCGGCGCGGTGGTGGCGGTCGACGCTGCGCCGAAGGCGCTGAAGGCTGAGCCGGACGAGGACGAGTGGCTGGACAGCTGGCGCGACGGGACGGGCGGCGACGAGTACGCTGCGAAGGCGCACCGGGACAGCATGGGGCTGGAGCTGAAGGCGTGGGCGAAAGTGGCCGGCAAGGACTTGGCGCGCGCGCTGGAGTTCAACTGCGAGCAGGTGGTGCCGGAGCTGGAGCGCTACATCAAGACGCAACTGGCAGAGCCGGGCGCAGACTTGGCGCACTTGTTTGACAACGATAACCACAAGGCGCTGAAGCTGCTGACGAAGGCCGAGAAGAAAGTGGCGGCGGCTGTGACCGCAGCATTCAACAGGTTCGGCGGCCGCATCAAAGCGCAGGCGGCCAACGGCGTGGTGGACTATGCCGGCACGGATGCGATGTTCAACGCGCTGGCGAAGAAGCTGGCGCCGATTTTAGAGGACGTATACGCTGTGCAGATCAAGGCTGACGTCAACCCGACCGGGGTGGAAGTGGAGCCGGAGCGCTTCACAAATGCGGCCTTCGACTATGCTGAGCGCGAGGCTGGCGTCCGGCTGAACTTGGAGATGAACGCCACGACGATCAAGAACTTGCAGCGCGTGGCGGCGAAGCTGGGGCTTGATCCTTCGCTGAGCGCGGCGCAGATTACGTCGGCGCTGTATCCGACCTTCAGCCCGTATCGCGCAACGCTGACGGCGGTGACTGAAGTCACGCGCGCAAAGGCGGCCGCAACGAATGGCGCTTATGACCTTCTGACCGAGTACGGGCGCGACGTGGTGCGGCGCTGGGGCACGCGCGTCGATGAGCGCGTGTGCCCGGTGTGCGGACCGCTGGACAACAAGAAAGAGCCGACATACCGGAAGCAGTGGGCCGATGGGCCGCCAGCGCATCCGAACTGCCGGTGCCGGATTACCGTGGAAGTCTCTGCAGACAACACAGAGGACGCGCGCGGCTGATGGCTGGCAGTAGCATAGTGTTTGAGAACGGCGAAGAGTTTGCGCGTGCGCTGCTTGCCAACCCGACGAAGCAGTTCTTGGCCGCTTTGGTTCTGGAAGCCAGCGAAGTGGTGCAGGCTGAGCGCCGCAAAAATCCGGCGCAGACTGGATCAACGCCGGGCACCATCGGCAAGTCAAGCACTGGTAACAACAAGACGCTGAAGCGCAGTTATTATGCGCGCACCGTTGGCTCGTTCTATGTGCGCAAGGATGGATCACAAAGGGCAAGCAAGAAGCGCAGCCAAGACTTGAGCAACTCATGGGAGCGGCAAGTAAGCAACGGCGGCCTGACCATTTCGGTGCAGACGCAAGGCGTGGACTATGCCGGCTGGGTGCGCGGTGGGCGCGATGAAACGCAGAAGCAGACGCGCGTGATGAAGACGCGCGGCTGGGACAGCGTAGACGTGATCGCACAAAAGGTCGAGGGCGACATCGGGCAGATCGTCGAGAAGTCGCTGGGGCGCTTGTACCGCGAGTATTTCGCCAGCCGTGGGATAACATCTTCATGACAACCATTACCATCGAAATCGACGACCGCGGCGCGATAGTTCT